GTGTTGCGACCCAGGCAATTAACATCAACGGGATTTTGCTCAAGGTTGTAATATCCGTCCCGGTGACTACCGCTACCGGAACAACGTCACAGGTCTTAATCAAAGATAACAATGACGTTACCATCTTCGATTCCGGTGAATTGGCCGAGAGTGCTACGCCGTACACGTTCAATCTCTTTGAGGCATTGTCGGGTAGTATCGACGTTTCATACGAACCGTCAGGAGCAGCAGGGAGCGCAGAAACACCCACGATTACACTCAGGGGTATATAATGAATCCGAGGAAGCTTCCTCCGCAACCCTCTAATCAGGGATTGGTATGCAGTCTCGCAATGCACGACGTCTTGCAGTCTATCGTGTTCGATGAATCCCAAAACGGATTCAACGGTGTGCCTACCAATTCACCTGTGCCGAAGTATCCGGGTTTTGATCTTGTGTCGGGGAGTTCGATATACATCGACGTCGGGGCCGGGCCTTCAAGTGTCAAAACGACTTCAATGTGGTTCAAGCCTGATGATGTGACCGCCCACACAGACAGCCCTATCGACCTTAACGGTACGGACTTCCTCACAGTCGTTAATGGAACTTTGACCAAGAACGGATTCGCCGGTGGCACGGCAATTCTATACACAGATGGCGTGGCGGCGGCCGTGACTCTGACCGCAGGCAGGTGGTATCACATAGGCATAACCGATACATCGGCTAAGAACGCCAGCGACTTCGATATCGGCAGGGAAACAGGGAATTATACCGATGGCATAGTAGCTGGTGTGAGACTTTACAGCACCCTTTTGACTCCGGTACAGATGAAGAATCTTTACGAACTAACAAGGTGGAGATTTTCAATATGAAAAACCTACGAATCTATTTCCTTATCTGGATGCTGTTGTGCGGGCCGGTCTTTGGGGCTAATGATTATTCAGAAGCGATTAACTTAGAAGCTCTCTATACGTTTGAGAGCTATGGGGGCTCTCCGGACTCTCCGCTAGACACGTCTGGTAATGGTTTAACACTGGTCCCGAATTATTCCGGGGGGTCACCCACTGATAGTGCCACGGCGAAAGAGGGATTGGTTTCGGCGCTTAGCGCTCAACCAACTTCTTCTCGTTTTCAGAAAAGTGATGCCAATCTTACTGCAACCTTTCCCGGTAAGAATGCGACCAGTAACCGTACATTTTCAATTGCTGGATGGTTTCAGCCTCACAATATAGCTAGCGCATCATTTGGGTCTGCGGTATCTAAATGGGATTCAACAGGCAATAAACGTAGTTGGATGGTGGGCTGGAATGACACTGGAACGGAAAGGTTCTCAACGTTCATCGGGTACAATGCAGGAGCAAGTACCGAGATATTCGCAAACACCCTTGTGGCGACTATCACGTTTCAATGGTATTTTGTCGTTTACACTTATGATGGCGGCACTAAGGACTGGAGAATATGGGTCAGGGATGATGACGCTTCTACTGACTACGATGCTACGGGGACTGGTTCGGAAGTAATGAATATCGAGGATGCTGATTTCATTGTATTTTCCAGAGATACAGACCATAACGCTAATTTTATCGGCCTCATAGACGAGCTTTCGGTTTGGTCAAGAGTATTAAGTTTGGAAGAATGTATAGCTTTGGCAGGTGGAACGTTCGGCGCCTCCAGTGCAGGGAACTTCATAATAATCTCAAAAGACTTCTGGAAGAATTTCTTCCAGGACGGCATAGACGGCAGGTGGAGGATGGCGGCATGAAAAAGATTAGGTTTATTTTAGTGGCGTGGTTGCCGATGATAGTCTTTCTCTGTGTGGGCGCGTGGGATAATACCAGGCCGGGAGATAGCATAGCGTGGAACGTAGCCGCCGGAGACATCAGGAGTAATAACGACGCTATAGAGGTTGTTCTGGGTATTGACTTATCTATGGAAGGCAGCGCTTCGCCCTGGTATCAGTCCTCGGCCCCGACGACGACCGCAGATGGCTCTACTGCGCTTGCGGCAGGTAACAATGGTATGCTATGGGTAGACTCCGACAACCAGGTTCTCTATCACTACGTTCATCCTTCATGGGTATTGATAGCTACCGGCTCGGCTCTATCGGCGCGTCCGTCGGGATTAGAGCATTGGTATCTTCTTAACATGGCCGACCCACCGACCTTGCAGGGATTGGATTCCCAATGGTCACTCGATCCTAATACGGCGGCGGCACTGACAATTACAAAAGTCGAAATAACGTTAGACGCCGACCCGACTACCGAATTCGACTTGGATTTGAAATTCGCCGACGCTTTCATAGGATTGGCGAATGCCACCTTAATAGCCGCTATCGACACAACCAACGGAACATCGAATATCACGTCATTTTCAGACGCGACGGTTCCGGCGGGTAAGGTTGTCTACTTAGAATGGGGCGGCGCGCCGGATGCGGCGACTATACAGGGTAATGTTAAGGTGGTGTGGGATTATGATTAACAAGGGCCATTGCTTTATGAACAGTTCTATGACAACTGAGACACAAAGGATAATCCCGTGAAAAAGATTAGTTTCATTCTATTGGCATGGCTACCTTTTGTACTATTTCTCTGCATGGGCGCATGGGACAATACCGAACCCGCAGATAACCGGACTTGGGATACATCGGCTGGGAAGATAAGAGACAACTGGAACACTCTGGAAGTCGCTTTGGGCGTCGATATATCTATGGAGGGATCAGCGTCTCCCTGGTATCAATCAGGAGCACCTACGACGACTGCGGACGGTTCAACGGGACTCAGCGCGTCTAACAATGGACTGTTATGGGTGGATTCCGATAACAGGGTCTTGAATACTTACATAAACGGGACGGGCTTCGTAGGAATTGACAGCATACCTAACGTAGTCACCTTTACGGCTTCCGACAAAACCCCAACTGTCCTGGTTGGCAGGACGTTCAAGACCGACTCGGGAACTCTGACCATCTCAGACTTTGACGACGGACCGGCCGGCAAGACTATATTCATCGAGTCGATGGGGACAATTACGTTCGATACCACTACGGCGGTGGATGACTCTAATAATCTCGATGGTAGTTCGGCTAATATCGTTACTGCGTTGGGGGACGTGACGGTATGGGAGACTTCCAACGGAACGACATGGAACCTTGTCAGGTGGAACGATGCCAGTGCCGACCAGACTGATTTTGCTACTGTGACTTACGTCGATGCCCAAGACAGTGCAAGTGGAGTTACCCTGGCAAGCGTGACGGTATTCAATACTACCTTGACTGCGGCTAATACATTTCAAGACCTCGATCTATCCGGTACTGTCGGCAGTAATGTAGCCCTGGTGTATCTGGAAATTACTTCGACAAGTGCGGATTTTTATACAGTGAAACAAAAAGGTGCTAATGGTACGTTCGCGCAACGAACCCCTGGCGGTGGATCGCAAGGTTATGGCGCTACCTTTATTGATTTCGAGACTAATGATTTTGCCAATGTAGTTGTAGTTACGGATGCGAGCGGTGTTATTGAACATGCGTATGCGAATAACTCCGCTACTATAACAGTAATTGTGCGTGGGTACATAAAGTGAAAAAACTGATATTCCTATTGGTATGTTCTACTGCCTTCGGGCAGGCTGGCTATGAGCCTTTCTTGATAGCTCCATTTTCTACTGGAAAAAGTATCGGGATGGAGCCGTGGCAATCCCCTATTGATGCATTCCCAACACTTCAAAACGCCAGAGTCAATAAAGGCGTTCTGGAAAAGCGACAAGGATACCAGTTATTCGCTACTATGAAGCACGGTGCAGTGGCTCAGACCAATACTTCGATAATGGGGATTCATCTATACCTTAATAATGGAATGCCTCAACTCTTGGTATTCGATACCCTAAGAGTCAATAGGTATCACGTCTCAGACCAGACGATGAACGATATCACCGGCGACTCAGATATATTTTCCGGTGATAACAAAGACTTTTTCAGTCTCGTCAACTGGCTGGGCAAGGCGTATTTCTGCAATAATGTAGACCAAGTCTACCAGTATGACGGTAGGGGTGACGTGAGCGTGTTCAATATCCAACTGGACGCTGACGATCCCGAAACTAATCAACTGGATACGTGCCGATTTCTATTCGTAAAGAACGACAGGTTGGTACTGTTAGACGTTACTGAATTTGGTGATTGGCTACCACAGAGATTAAGGTATTCGCCTACTTTAAGTTTTGACTTTAGCCAGGCCGGTGCGGGGTTCGTAGACGCACCCACGCAAGAACGCATTGTTTCGGCTGGCTGGGTGGGTAAGGATATAGTTGTATTCTTTCAAGGTTTGTACTCAGGGAGTCTGTGGAAGATCAGGACTACGGGAGATTCAGATTTACCTTTCAGGTGGGAGAAAATAAGCACTACCGATACCTCTCTTGCTCCTTATTCGTTAGTGGAGTTCAATGATGGCATTGCAGTCATAGGACTAAATAATATTCTATGGTACGACGGATTTAAGATTCAATATCTCGACTTGCAGAAGGTCAGAGATATAGTCGATGACTTCGATTCAAGTAAGATCAGGTTTTCTACAGGCCATAATGTTATCGAAGATCAACACATCTTCTTTACCTATACGTCACAGGGTGGTAGCACACCGGACAGAGTCCTAGACTACAATATCATCGAGCAGGGATGGTCTGTCTATACCGTTCCGGCACATTGCTTTGGAACCTTCACTAATCAGGCTGTTCCGATATGGACGGAAGCGGATGATGTCTTTACGGGTTCCGACGGCGCTCTGATGAGCGCAATGACTCTCGACTCAAGGGAGATACTTGGCGATCCTTTTCCATTTACTTTAATGGGTTCTACTGATAGCAATCTCTACACATTCGATATAGGGGATTACGACAGGGTTGATACTGCCGCCGGTACGATTGCAATGGACATCAAGTCGGCAAGATGGAACCCATACATAAAGCAAAACAAAGAAGCGATGTTTGGCAGGATAGCCTTTTTGGTAGATAACGATGCCAGCGCTTCGTTTGTTGTGTCGTTCTATCGGAACTTCCGAAACACACCCGATACTCCGACAAGGACTGTATCGTGCGATTCTGCTGATGATGGCGCTGATAAGTTTTGGGTATCGGTTAATGCCGACGCCACCGTAGCCGATTTTCATAGTATTCAAATTAGTCACGACACAAGAAATAACAGGCCACGCATTCATGCAATCATGCTGTGGATGAGGCCGGGTGGACGGTTGAATTTTTAAGGAGTTATCATGGGGTTTTTAGATTCTATATTCGGTGGCAGCACGGAAGCCGAAACGACACAGACATCGACTTTAACACCTGAACAGGAACAACTACTTAGACAGCTAACTAGCCAGCAGCAGGGCTTAATAGGTGCGAGGGGTGAGCAATTTGGTGGCAATATCACTCCTCAAGCGGGCCAGTTGTCTCAGCAGTTGTTTGCAGGTGCGCCAGGGCTTATAGGACAGTCCCAGCAGGCGTTAGGCCAGCTAGGCCAGCCCTTGACGGCACAAGCCCTACAGCAAGGCTCACAGCCATTCCTGCAATCCCTCTTAGGCCAGTTTCAAGGGCAGGTGGTTCCTCAGATAGCCAGTCAGTTCGGGGCATTGGACTCAGCCCGGAGTAGCGGGTTAGGGCAGGCGATAGGAAGGCAGGCTTCTCAGTTGCCCGGTCTGGCACAGCAACAATTTCTGAATCAAAGGAATACTGGATTGCAACAGGGGTTTCAAGGTCTCCAGGCAGGGGCGGGGCTTGCGGGTCAGCAGGATTTCCTGAATCAACTCTTTAGCCAAGGCCAGTTCCAGAACTTCCTATTGGGTCGTCAGGGTGCGAATATACAATCCCAGAATCTAGGTACTGCATTAGGTACTCGTGGATTTGAAAACATAGTTACGCCCGGCACTCAGACCCAAGGGATATTCGGGCCATTAGCCGGGGCGTTCCTGGGAACTGAATTTGGAGCCGGAGCCTTGGGTGGATTATTTGGTTAGGAGATAATTATGGCTAGTTTTGTACCACCGCCAACCCAAGGCTTTAACCCTCTAGGGTTTTTGGTTCCCGCTTTTCAAGGGTTACTACAAGGGCAAGAGAAGATCAAGTTCGCAAGCGATTTGCAGAACTTGACTAATCCCGGCTTCGTACCCCAGAGCCAGCAGGGACAACAGTTGTTCGCTCAGAATATATTCCAGAATCAAGCATTGCAGAATCAGCCGATAACTCCTGGTCAGCAGCAGGGTTTTGATATACAGCGAGAAGGTATCCAGCAACGCCGTGACGTAGCGACGACGACTGCCCGTAGGATAGCAGAGGGTACGCCGTTTACAATAAAGTTTTTCGATGCTCAAGGCCAAGAGCAGGGTGTGAGAGTCAATAATTCGACTGCGAATGCGACACGGCAATCTATCATACAATCTGGTGGGACATTTAGCGACCCATTAGAGAGAGAGAATCAACGAAGTCTTCTTGAAGCTCGTAGCGCAGATCAGAGAAGGGCGGCGACAGGGGAAGTGCGAGCAACGGCAAAAGACATTAGAGATAGAGGAGTATCGTTCGGCGAACCATTTACTGTGCAGGAAGGTGACGGCACTGGTTTGCCCATAGGGGCTACCGGGCAGTTCAACGAACAAACAGGTGAATTCAAGATGATACATCCACCCGGAAAGGCTCCTACGGCATCAGAAGTAAAAGCTCGACGCTTTAATGAGGCGGTGGCAAGTGCGAGGGCGACCCCGGAAGAAGATCGAACAAAGAGGCAGCAAGCAATAATTGATAGAGATGAGCTTGGTTCGCCTTTAGTCAAACTCGATATTAGCGGGGATGACAAGCAGAAATTGGCACTAACACTTAGAAGAGAATTTAGTGCGGACCAGCGAGTAAAGAACTTGAGGGAGGCGAAGGAATTCGTAGACAGTATAAATATTGTGCATGATCGGTCGTTAAAGATAAAGAAAAATTTCGGCCCAACTGATATTGCCCTTGCAAAGGATTTTCAAAAACTAACTGACATACGATCCACAGTCAGAGAAGGGGAGTTTGCAACAACGTTTGAGGGGCAGCGTCTTATAAATAGAATAAGGGGCAAAATTGATGCTTTACTAAAAGGTGGGCTTGGCTTTACGCAGGAAGATCGCAAAGAAATTCGTGATCTTGCAAATGAGATATTCAAGAGTCACAAGGGAAGCTTTAACGAAGCATTCAATGAATTCTCGGTAATTGCAGACGAAGGAAAGCTTAACGAGAAGTTTATCTTTGGCGGAGCAAAGGCGTTTGATTTAGGTGGCCCATCACCACAAGGAAGGAATACGCAACAAATTATTGACATAGACAAAGAATTAGCTGAAATCAACAAGCAGTTAGGTGTGAAGTAATGGCAACGCAAGAAGAATTATTACAACGCCGCAAGGAGTTGTTATTGCGAAAACGGGACTTGCTGGTACAGCAACAGGACCAACCTGCAAGACCACAGTCAAGAAGGGAGCAACCACAACTCAGTGCTGGCCCCGGCCCCGGTATTAGGCAGAGAATTTCCCAAGGATTGGGAATCCAACAAGACATATTATTTCCACCGCTAACGGGTGGTGTTTTCACTCAGACTGCACAGCGAGGACTAGGGCGGCTGTCGACCGGAATAAAAGAAGAAGGCGCTCCGTTTGTAGGGGAAACGATAGGTGAATTTGCAGGTTCTAAGTTTGGGCCAAAGGGCCGCGTTATTGGAGCAGGGCTGGGGCGGGCCGCCGGACAGGGTATTAAGCAATTCTACCAATCTATAGTAGGTTCGCCCAATGCGCCGCAGTCTGTTAAGGAAGCAGCCTTGGGCGAATTAGAGGCATTTGCTATTGGGGCCGGAACTGAACTTGCATCAGAAACATTACTTAGAGGAGCTAGGCGAGTAGGTGCTGCGTTAGGGTTTAAGTCATCTGTCCTAAAACCAGTTCCAGGCTTGGATGATTTGAACATCCTCGCAAAACGGGCAGGTATTGATCTCACACCGGCGCAGCGGACTGTATCGAGATCAATTGATACCTTTGAAGAGATGGCCGAGAATGCAATGTTTGGTAGGGGCGGGATACGCGATATCAAAGAAATCGCCCAGCCCAAAGGCGTTCGTAAGTTAGTAGATAACCTGATGGATAGCATCTTGCCTCGTGCGGGTCAAACGGGTAGGGGGGAATTGGGAGAAATAATAGGCGACGTCATAAACAAGAAAAATAAAGCATTCAAGCAGGCTGGTGCTGCTGCGTACAAGAGGGTAGATAGATTGACGCGGCCAACAGTCCAGGTACGCGATACGTTCATTGACATCCCATCTCGAATCCTGGATGAATCTGGCAATCCATTTATTCGAACAGTGCGTAAATCGGTTAAGGAAGAGGTTGGAGGTGCATTAACGAATATTGGTAGCATAAAGAAGATAGCATTAGACATACAAAAACAACGACTAAAAGAAGGTGGTCCGTCCATTGCCATTGATGATCTAGTTGAGAATATTCTTAGCAGACCGAACAAAGTTAATTTTCGGACAGCACACAATATCCGGTCAGATTTCCTTGAACTTGCACGTAATACGCCGGATAAGAAAGCTCGTATCGTAGGATTGTCCAACAAAGTTGCTGGTATCATTGACAGTCAAATGGCAAGTGCTGCCAAGGAATTATCACCAGAAGCACTTGCAGCTTGGCGTAGTGCGAATGCTTTTTGGAAGACTGGTAAGGAAACATTCAATTCGTCTGTCGTGCGACGCACTCTTAAAGCAATCGCAAACGAGACGCCCGACAAAGTATTTGCTCAATTATTCACGGCAAAGTCTCCAAAGCAGATACGGACCATTATGAAACTGGCCGATCCACTGACGAAACGAAGATTACAGTCGGCATTTCTTGACGACCTTATAACGAAAAGTAGCGTGCAAATACCTGGCGATGTATCGGATTTACGAACACTATTCGGCAAGAGCTTCATAGATCGTTTTGAGACATTCGGTAGCGAAGCACTCAAGGAAGTTTTCACGAAAGACCAACTTAAAAATATTCGGAACGTTGCCCGGATAGCAAAGATTACGCAAGGCAAGCCTGGTGGTGCTGGTGGGTTCTTGATTCAGCTTTTACAAGCAGGTCCGATTGCGGGAGCGGGTGGTGGGCTAATCACAGGCGATCCAGCTTTAGCTATTCGTGGACTAAAGGCTGCTGCAAATATATCTGGTTTCACATTTACACTGTCGAAACTATTACAGAGTCCAAAGAGGTCTAAATTACTTACAGACCTAATGACAGTTCCGCCAGGCACGCAGCAATTCGTTGCACTACATGCACGATTAGCAAGAGAAATTGTACTTATACGTAGGAAAGAGCGAAAAGAAAAACAAGTTCGAGACACTGACAAGCGTCAACTTCCACAGCTAAGAGGTACGAGATTTTGAAGAACCTCCTCCTAATCCTACTACTTCCTATCTTAGCGCAAGCTGACATCCAGCGTGTCAATGAAGAGATCAGGCTTCCTTACTGGGAGTCTAGTATTTTATCCGGCGACCCGAACCAGCTTAACGAATATCTCAGAATCTTCATCAAGGAATTACAGTCAATTCAGGACGATATGAAGTCGTCTATAAACCTCAGTATCAATATTAACGATACCGACGTGAGGTATTTTGGCTCACGAGATGACGAGGGTTCCTTTTCTGATGGCGATTGGCGGATAATCAAGATAGGCACTGACGATTTCGAAATCCAAAAGCTCATATCAAGCAATTGGACTCAGATGAGTAAGTGGGCCGAGTCCGGGGGATTTGAATATCTAACGACAATCAGCGACTCTGGCTCGTCTTTCGATATAACGTCCGGGGTAATTACAGGAGCAGTAAGTCTCACGGCTTCCGGGACCGTGACGGGTGGGACTATAACCGACGGCTCGGCAACAATGAAGAGTGGGGTATTGACTGCAACTACCGTAACTGACGGCACTTTTACGACCACGGGAGGGGCGACTTCTACATCGGCCTTGGTCGTGAGTACGTCCTTGACGGTTACGGATTCTCTCGTAGCGACTTCCAGTGCTATTACTTTCACACCCGATCTTACTATTACTCGCACACAGGCGTCCGGCGATGTGGGGTTGGATATTATAAATCTTTCACGCGACGCAGGTTCGTCTACGAGTATCCTACTGAATACCGGAACCCAAACGGGTTTTTCAATAACGAAGTACGGACCATCTGGCCCCGGTGGAACCCTGAACAACACTCTCGTATTCAATAATGCCGACGGCGATATTCTATGGCAGTCGGCGACCGATTCTATAACCGGGCATTACTGGACGGACGCTGACGGCGGTGCGAATATCCTAGAAATAGACACTACAAACGAACTGATTAACACCGCCCCGAAGTTTAGAGTTGGGACGGCGGCGGCGGAATTAGAGTCTGTAGTAGCCGGGCCTTATATTTCATTGGGTGGTGTGAATCCGGAATTCTTTTTGTACGATTCCGGCGGGCCGGTTGATGAAAAATACGTAGGGTTCTTTAATACTGGTACTCAATTTCAAATTAGGTGTTTGAATGATGCGATTGACGCTGCCGGACAGATAATGGTGGTCGAACGGACGGCAGAAGTTGTTGACTCAGTAACATTCCCCAGTGGCGGTATTATCTTTAGTGGGACCGCTACTACTGGTCTCGATATGAGCGGCGGGACGTACACCAATATTCAGAAGTGGCCCGCTGGGACGATTCAAACCACGGGAACCACTATCTTCCAGACCCTTGCGGATTCTACTACTGCTTATCAATGGTTGGATCAGGATGGTGGCACGCCTATCCTTAATATTGACACTACGAATGAGAGGGTTGGGATTGGGACTGACAGTCCAGAAGCAGATTTTCATATTATAAATTCAGGCGGTGAGGCACAACTGCTTCTGCAATCATTAGCAACTTCAGATGCAACAATAAGAATAAGAAACGGCTCAAGTAGTAAATGGACTTTTGGAAACGATGCCTCAAATGATGAATTTGTAATTTCAACAGGCTCAATACTGGGAACTCCTAAATTAACAATATTACAGGATGGCAAAGCTGGCTTTGGGACAGGGGCAACTGCTCCAAACGCTCCATTAGAAGTTAAAGGTATTAAGCCGGGAGTGGTCGGCGGGTGGCAGGGTGGCCAGTTTCAAGTTACTGGCTCAGTTACTGATGAATTTTATAGTGCAGTTATTACAGGGCATAATGCCTTTGATACAAATACACAGCTTTGGTATTTAGGAAGTACATCAGCAAGTTCGCATAATGACATTGGTTTTATAAACCGCCAAAATGCAGCAATGCACTTTTCCACAAATAACGCGACCAGGATGACTATTGATGCTGCTGGAGATGCAACGTTTACTGGTTCAGTAACAGCCCCAAATGCAGTTCTCAACGGCACGACTGCAATCGGCCTCGACTTTACCGGCACGTTCGCAACTGCAATTCAGAAGTGGCCCGCTGGGACGATCTCTACGGCCGGGACGACTATATTTCAACCAGCAGCTGATTCTATAACTGCGTTTCAATGGGATCAAGCCGATGGCACGAATTTTGTGACCTTCGATTCAACTAACAAAAGAATTGGGGTAAATAAAGCTAACCCCGCCGAGGCTGTTGATGTTGTGGGAGACATCAAAACAGATCAGGATTTGCACGTCGGCGACGATATATTCCTTACGGGGGCATCATCGCAGGTACAATTCCAAGGAGGAGATGGTTTAGTAAGTAGTAATTCTCGCTTATCGATCCTTATAGACGTTGATAATAATCAGTCTGATCGGTATTTTAGAGTTAGACATGACACCGGAACTACACTACTGCACATTAGCGAAACGTCCACGGCTGGTTTTTATGAAGGGGCGCCTGAAACTGCTCTGGAAATAACCCACGCTGCCCCCACAATAACAGGCCACGTTAATACTGAATCCGATGCAGATAACAGCGGAGCCTGGATACTCCGGGGCAAGCGAGAGGATGGAGCGGGGACTGAAACAGAGTCGGGCACAATCACAATGTCTCACGATGGGGCCGGGGTCAACGATCAACTCGCCAAGATGGTTCTCGGAGTCAATACCGGGGCGGGGGCTGTCGATGCTCTTACGATTGATTCAGCCGCGAGAGTCATAGCCGAGCTAGGTGTTTTCTCAATGAGCGAGACAACCACCCCAACGGCAATTGCCAACAATGGCGCTATATACACAAAGAACACGAACACTCTTTGGTTCCAGGATGGGGCGGGTACGGAGCATCTTCTACATGGCGATTCCTTCTCGAATATTTGGTATCACGGTTCAAGCACAGTAGAAGTTACAATATCAACACAAAACGCCTTTGCAATAATAGACTCTTTTACCGTTGTCGGACACTCTGATGACTTGTTGAACGCAGTTGGAAGCAGTGCCAACAACAATATTACGCTCTCCGCTCTCGGTGTCGGAGAATATCAAATCTCATACCACGGCAGTGCAACTGCAACTGGTGGTGCGGATAAGGAGATGATCTTTACACTTGGAATTACGTTGGCTACGCCTAAAGATATAACCAACGTCACGGACGACACAGTGACGCCTATCGTCATAACCAGTGTTGCGCATGGCCTGGAAAATGGAGATATGGTCGAGATAGTGGGTGTTGTGGGAAATACCGCAGCGAACGGTTCCTTTATTGTCGATAGCAAAGCTGATGATACATTTCAAATAGTTGATTTAGCTGGTGGAGCCACGACTGGCAATGGAGATTATAACGAGGGTAGTCCTACAGGTGATGTCACTATATTATATCCCGGAAATATGGTGGTTCATAGAATGGTAAGGGGGGCGGATTTGGGGGCCTTATCTGCAACGGGAATCCATATTTTGGCCGCCAGCGACGTCATGTCCGTGTATGTTGCAAATGTGTCTGGAACTACAAATCTGACAGTCGCAGCCTTTAGTTTCGAGTTAGCTAGAATAGGAGATTAGGAGAGTGAAGTAAATGTCAGAGCGAAACGGCAACTTGTTGAAGATTATCGGCATTGTGACTACTTTACTCATCGTTGGTGCGGGCGTCATCGTCGCCTTTACAAACATCGGCCATCTCGCAGGCGACAATGCAGACGATATCAAAACTATGCAGCCTGACGTCAAGCAGAACACCGAACACCGGATCAAGTTCGAAGAGAAGGTCAACACAATGGCTGATTCTATTGAGGCAATTCGCAGTGTCGTAGAGAAATGACCAGTGATGAAAAATTCGAGCAAATCTATTTTCTTATTGACAAGCTGGTGGATGAGGCTAGGATAGAGGGAACAATCCAGCATATCAACATATTGGATACTATTGACTTACTCCAAAAAGAAGTGAATAGGGCGTTATAGGATAAACAACTTGCGCAGGCGGTCGAACTGATGAAAGCCGAGACCAGTCCGGCTGCGCAATTGACGGGGGCGGCATAATGAAAGCGGTAATAGAAGCAGTAGTTGTGTGCCAGAGTAAAAGATACGAGAAGCCCGTTATCAGGAAGGTAAAGAAAATGAGCTTTCCCCGGGACATCATCGAGGTTTCTGGTAACTGTGTGGTTTGCAGACAATGTTCAAGTTGTCATGGTTGTAGATAATGGAGACAATATGATAACGAAAGACGATCTACTGAAAGATTGGAATGCCGGAGGTCGCCGAATCACCGCTGATCTTCTTGGTCTTGTCTTTAGGCCATTGGAAACAGAGAAGGATCGACACATTCACAATTTTGTGATGTCGTAAATCGAACAGAAGCTGGACCGCCTACTGGACTTTCATTTTAAGAAATGACCCCTGAACAGCATATCCAGAAGCTAAGAGACGCTTGTGAGGGCATTGACGAGCATTGCAAGAGCAACGGCGCGGCCTGGACGGCGGCACACGACCTGGAGTTGGATATCTATGAATTAGAAAGAGCGTTCGAGTGTCAAAAACTTATGCAAGAGTGAACCTTCCTATGGCAAAGAACGCACAAAGCAATCACGTCGAACCAGTTTTTGCGAGCGTAGCCCTTGTGGTGATGATACAGTCCGGCTGGTTGGTCGCATGGGCATTTCAACGTATCTGGGCGAGGGAGCTTGCCTGCGGTAACGGCATGGTGCACGGCGTCTTTGGCCTTGATTTTGTTGGGGTTGCGTTTGGCGTACTTGGCAGCGCTTCGCCGCTTGGTAGCTTTACATTTTTCGCTGGTTCGGTAGGCTTGGTGGTAAGCTTTGCCTATTTCGCTGGAGTAATACTTAGCAGCACGTCGCCGGTTGTTTTTTTTGACCGCTTCCGTTGATTGATAAGCCTTGCCGTGAGCTTTTTTACAGGCCTTGCAATAATTCTGATGACCGTCCTGTGTGGCCTTGTTCTTGTGAAATGCCGCAAGCGATTTGGATGTCTTGCAGGAGCAACATCTCTTTGTTATAGTAGGTGTAGGCATGCTTGTTTCTCCAATAAACAATCGTGTCAAGGGCTCAGGCAGGCTCATACCTGCCTGAGCCCGTATCATAATGGATAATAGTACATTGTGTCAATAAGGATATTCACGAACTCGACAAGGCGTGGGAAGATGAGAAGATGATGGAAAATAAAGGTTGACAGGTTTGCGCGTGATGGTAAAATGATCTCTAATTACGATTGATAATCTCACAGAATGTTAGTCGGGCGTCTATTTGAAAGGGGAAGCATGGCACGGAAACAATGTGAAACATGCGGCAATTTCGAGCCGTCAATCAATATCACCAGGGCGGGCCCGCTTCAAGTATCACCGAACTACGGCGAGTGTCGGCGCGGTGAGCCGGATGCAGGAGAGGATTTGTGGCCGGTAGTTAGGCAAGACGACTGGTGCGGAGAGTGGGAGGGGAAGAAATGATTACGACGGACACTGCAACGGGCCGAGTAACATTTTTTATCAGTCAGGAAAGGCAACTCGAAATGTCAGCCAGTGAATATGAGCATTTTCGAAACCTGATAAAGAATCCGCCGACTCACAGAGAGATCACGAATCCCCCAAAGCTGTGGAGTCCATGTATAGGTAAGGGTTGTACTCATCCGAGTCACGCCAAAGTAAAGGAGAAACCATGATTGACAAAATCTTCAAAGCACTAAAACAAAAGACCACTTGGATGGGCATTGGCATGATCGTGAACGCCCCACTGCTGGCCTTTGGAGTTCCGCCGGAGATCGTAGCCGGTATAGCCGGGGTCGTAATCGGCCTGGCTGTTATCTTCCAGCGCCAGGCCACTCAGAAGGTACAGGATCAAAGTTGACCAGCATTAACCATATTCCCGACTGCAGGAAAAAGGTCACAAGTTAAGGAGAATACCATGAGTACGCTTTATGTTGATAGGAGCAAGGACGAAGAAATCATTGATATTGTACGCTCAGTCATGGATAATGGCACGGGCAAAGCTGAGACTGCGTATGAACATATTTTAATAAAACTCATGCAATTACGTGGCACGCCTATGACGTCGTTTAAGTACGACCAAGAAGCGGTTGACCGCCATTATCGTAATTGGAAAAGCGACAAGTAAAGGAGAAAAAGACATGAAGAAGCTATTGATTGTAGCAGTTGTAGTGATGTTGTCGCTCGTAGCGACTCCCGCCAACGCGGGCCTTGGGGACTATCTTAGCGACCTGTTGGGCATTGAGGCCGCCCCAGCCCCCGCCTCTCGGCTCAAGTACAGTGACAAAGTGATTGAGATTCGTGAGTCCGTACCGCAGCACATGGCTCTCTGGCTGCTCGGCACTCCGACCGAACTTGACAACCCCGACGCCGAACTCAGTGCAAGGCTGGGCTGGCGCAACGACGATACGGAGTTCGGGGCTCAGTTCGACGCCATTGGGATTCATGGTGAAAATCACGAGTCGTTCGGGATGTACGGTCTCATGTGGGTCACTGACAGCGAGTACGTCGGCTACGCAGGGTCGATAATGTCGGAGAATATCTCCTATGGCCCGTTCGCCGGGACTGTACTAGCCGGGGTTGTGGCCGAGGGCCGCTACAGATCGTTTTCCGGTGAGAGCCCGCTAGGTGAAAAGGATGAGTTTCAGTTTTATGCTGGACTAATGTTGGCGTTCTGATCACGAGCGCTCGTCGGCTAAGGAGCACTGCATTATTGAGCCAAAAACGATGGTCGACCACTGAAATGTGGATTATTGAGCTAAAAACGAATGCTGATCACAGCGCCGGAGCACAGGTGAGATTGGAGTTCTGATGAAGTACCGTATCGTTTCAAATGGCCTAAAGTTTCGCATTCAATGGTGGGGTAAGTCTTACTTTTGGCAGCGTAAGAAGTGGCGTTTCCTTTGGCGAGACCATCCTGATTGTCGTATGATGGCTGAATTTTCAAGTCGAGATGAGGCAAACAAGGTAATTCTTACATGCCGCCTGAGAGACGAAGCTAACAAGAGAGGCTGGGAGCCGGATACAGCACGAAACACCTCCTACAAGCCCTCGCCTACTGCTGGCTGACGTAGAATATTCTCTTAGGGCGGGTCAGAGTTCGCATCGTTCGCTGGCGAAAGTCCGCTGGGTGACAAGGACGATCATCAGCTTTACATGGGGCTAAAGTTGGATTTCTGATGAGCCAGAGTCGTCAAAGTATCCGAAAGGTACTTTTTGCATTGCGGGATGGCAAGTGCGGAAGATGTGGTTGCAGCCTTAGTTTGGACTTTAAGTTTTACGGGAGCATCTTTGCACTGTTGCACCATATAAACCCAAAGTCCAAAGGCGGAACGGACAATTATAGCAACCTATTGCTTACTTGCCAGTATTGCGAAACATTGTACCATAGCACGCAGCCGCTTATATCTGTCCGTGAAAAGATTGAAGATGGGACGAATATTAGCAGTGCATGGAGATTAGCATGAAACGCCTCCTGCAAGCCCTCGCATACCACTGGCTTAGATATAAGCTTTTCAAATAGAGGGCGGGTCAGAGTTCGCATCGTTCGCTGGCCCGCCTAACGCTTGTATTAACTCCCTGAATGCTCTTTGCGGCAGATCGGACAGAGCCAGTCACGGGGCCCCACGTATAACCAGCCTTCTTGGGTGAATACATCGGCCGCGCCTCACCCTTGTTTAAGTAGTGTGAGCTGTCGTCGGTGAATATGTTTGTTATTGCGCTCATAGCAACCCCCTACTTATCATTTCATCCAGGAGAGCCATATCGCACTTTCGCTCCTGGGCTGTTTTCACTGGCGGGGCGTATTGGCGAATCTTCTTTAGATGTTCGTCGCTCAATTCGGGGATTATGTCAATATCTTCCGGCCAGCCGTATTTTCTAAACCGCTTCATTTCTTACCTCCGTAGCTGAGTATGGTGAGTGGCGAGGGATCAACCACAAGGTTGCTCTCCTTTTCCTTTGGTGTGAGACAATCAAGACAGACCATCATGCCATATCCGACGTAAGTCTGCGGCCAGCGTTCCTCTCCGCAATCGTCACAATAGCCTATACCCGGCCGAAGTTCGGTTTTGCGCCCATCTCTTTTGGCTTCCGTCTCAATAGGGCAGCACTCCATACAATTCATGCCGTGCCCCGGCCCGCGATACTCGCACGTCTCACATTCAGCATACCGAGATTGTGCTCTTTCCCGAGTTTGTGTGATTAGCCTTGCGGCCTGTTCTGCCATCATAGCAAATCTCTTTTGATAAATTCTCGGCCCATGCAAATATTATCGCTGTCTCTGCTCTGCGATTCCAGTCTTTCAGGAAAGCAGGGGATGCTGTTTCTTGCTCATAATGACGGCCTCTTAATCTACATACTTGAATTCTATTCGGTTTGGATGTTCGCCCTTGAACTTCTTGGGCTTCATGCTCCTTAGGAGGTCTTGCAACCCCGTGACTGTTAATAATTCCAGTCCTTCGCGTACGCATTCGTCGTCGGTAATATCGCCGAGTGGTTCCTCCCCGACACTGGTAATCTCGATGACGTGAATCTTCTTGACCTTCTCGCCTAACTTGAGTCCCATGCACTTTTCGACCTGCTGTACTTTGTCGCCGGGTTTAAGAAACCACCATCCCCATCGCCGAGTCACTATCTTACTGCGGTCACGGGCCTGGCCGGTCGTCTTACTGAAGCTCATGTTCCTCATTTCTGTGGCTCCTTTGGAATACACTCTCTGAACGGCACACATTCACAGTGATAGCAATCCTGAAATTCTTTAGGCATGACCATTGTCACGTCGTCAGACTCCCACTCCCATTCAGCACCTATGATAATCCCTTCGCAATTAGTATCGAACAGCCCTTCACACCATTGGCATTGCTCAATAGTATCCGGCAAGCAGCAAGTGTCCTCTTGTAAGAAGTAGATCACCGAAAACGCCGCCTTCTTGCTCAGTTTGTGCTTGTCGATGAGATATTCGAAGAATTCTACCGCCTTTTTTCCGGGCGTCACATAATGGTCTTTTGGCGTCGGCTTAGATGTCTGGGACACGTTGCGATTATGCGTACACCATCCACAATTTCTTGCACCTTCTTTCCAATAACACGTCCAACTTGTAACGCTACAGTCAACAGTAGTTTCTTTCATTTTTGCATCTCCCTTACAATATTTTGGTTCGGCAGTTTATGTTTTCCGATTGAATCGAGATTACTCTCCCACTCTTCGCATAATTCCTTTGGATCACCCCTCTTCGGTATGGGGAATAAGCCCATACGTATCATCCATGCACTGACCTCTTGCGTCGTAAAACTGTGGACTTTGTGGACCTTTACAAACTTCCGCATAGTTGCCTGTAACCGCGATTGCTTTGTTCTATACTTCATTTGGCATCTCCTGCACAACCCACGCTGGCCAGATTGCTCTATTGTCCTCTTTGAGAGGGACGCATTTACCGTCTATGGGGATCTGTTTGACGTAGCAGGGCACTCCGGCGTCTTTGCACTGGTCAGCTACGCTCTTGATGTCCTCGACGGAGCAGAGGCGACGGTTCGAGCCGGATTCGCAGCCTACGATTATGTGACCGAGTTGGTTGCGATACTCTGAATGCCTCTCTGCGTAACCACAACCATCACACCGCCACTCTTCCTCTTCAAATTCGCTTATATCCAATGGCCCTAATGCCGGTTCATAACTCAATCCACCCATGGCAACGGGTATCTGCAATAGAATCGGCACAGCCTCATCGACCTCGGCCTGAGTGGACGCTGAGAAGTACAGGTGGACGTTGCGAGGCCATTCCGCAATCGAAATATCGTCATGCCCCGCCATCCATTGACTGAACTCCAACGCGCGCCTCCAACGTTTCGTAAAGAACAAGTAGGTATGCCGAGGCGTCTTTGCCGTGACGTCCCACATCTTCTTGACAAACTCGAACGGCACGTCCTTGTGAAAAAGATCACTGCGCGAATTGACGAAGTACGTCGTCGGAATGTGTCGGCGCAAGGGCTGCTCAAGTCTATCGTCAAACAGCTTGATCTTACCCGTCCAGTTGCCGTTCTTGACGAGCCCTTCGTACCGGCCCTTGTGAACTGGGTTACAGGAAAAGCGGTGAATGAGGTTCACGGCGTAACAGTTCTTGCAGCCGGACTTGATCTTCTCGCAGCCGCCGACTGTTTCCCAATTCCTTTGGGCGTAGGGGATTTTAGTTGGCATCGTTATCCTTTCAAGGCCAGTTCGAGAGTTAATTCAATATCAGGCGGAAGTTCAATTGTGGTCAGGACTGCTTTAATTGCGTCGTCCTTGGCTTTGAGTCTTCCATTCAAAGCTGCAATATACTCAACAAAGCCAACGTCTTCCGGGCATACAGCAGCTTCGTTATTGCGCCATTCTTCAAGTTCTTCGTCCTTGGCTTTGAGTTGCTCGGCCTGCTTCACATTCTCGGCATCTTGTTCATCATATTTCGCCATGAACGTATCGGCTTTTTTATTGAGATCAACGATAGTCTGTTTCATCTCGGCATACAAGTCATTGGCAAACTCTTGCCCGTTCTCAAGCCTCGTAATCTGCTCGGCCAACGTGTCGCGTTCACGCATGAGTTCCACGTTCGTTTTTGTGTATCGGGCGATCTCTTCCGCTTGGCGGTCGATGATTAGCTTCGCAGCTTGTAATTTAGTGATATCACCATCGTAACCCGATACCGTGCAATCAATTTCTGTGTCTGCAAATCTTGGCTCTTTGGCGGGCTTATTCAATATCTTGAACTCTTCGTCCGAGATATCGTGTTGGAGTTGGGTGCCCTCCATTTCTTCAACGGATGGGATTCTGCCCTCGCTCGGCTTCTTATGATTGTGCGGGGCGTCGTCGTACTCTGGTTTATCGCATACTTCGCAGTGATGTGCTACTGACATTTTATCTCCTTAATTTACTCTTGATCGTGCCCTTATGGAAAGCTTTGGTACGGGCGGTAGCGGCACACCCCGGTATTTGCTTTTTATATTTTCGGCTCTTTGATGGAAATTAGGAATTTTAATCTCTCGATCTTCCTTAGAGTCGTATTTCAATGAATGTTCAATGTCTTCCTTTAATTCCAGTAATTCTTTGTATAAGCTCAGATTTTTAAGTAAGCTCATTGATTATCTCCTTTCAATAGTCCCGGCCAGCATCCACCGGCCAGCCGGGACGGGTGAAGCTAAAACGCTTCGATGCGTTCACCCAACACTTTGCTGTAGCCTTCCATGAATGAACGCTGACGAGTCATCCGGCACTGCTCATCCGAGGCCAGTCCAATAAATTGGTCCGTGCGACGGAATGCGACCAGCTTGGCCAACTTCTCATCCAACTCTCGTTTCTCTTCAACTACTCGTTCTTGATACGCTTGCATGTTCATTCTCCTTTCGCCCCTATGGGGCTATCTAATCCCGAACTTTGGGTACCAGGTATTTGCGTACAGCACGCGCCGGATAAATCTCAATGATCCATCTTGCAAGACTCGCTGTCGCCTGGCGGTCTTACTATTACCTGTTGGCTCTCGATCAACTATCAGCAACATCCGATCTTTTATCCACGGGAGTGACGAATACAGACAATGGAATCGAGTCTTGCCGTTCTGGTCCAGTTTAGCCTTGACCTCTACCCAGACAGATTTTGTTCCGGTATCGAAAACGTCCTCTTGGAGATGGACGAGGAAATCTGGTGTGTATAGCCGCTCATTACGATACAGTCGCTTACAGCGGAACCTGTGCGGCTCATACCACCACTGGATGACGTCGCCGGTACGTATTAAGTGTTCGAGCAATAGTGCAAACCTGCTCTCTCGTTTGCTTTTCAGTGTGTACGCAGTCCATAATCCACCCACAGACTGACTGTCCTTGCCGGTTCTCGTAAGAAATTCTCTATGCTCAGTAATATATCTAGCCATTATTCCCTTTCCCTTTGTAAGCATAATACTCGGCACTTTAGCCATCCTATACTCGCCTCTCGTACAATTGACCTTCAACCCACCATTTGTCGATCCACCTTTCGGCCAGTAACCTATTACGCCATACATATCCTTTCGCGGCTCTATTGTTGTCTCGACTACGGGACCAACTTCAAATAACTGTGGGCTATCCAGTAAATCTAACGTCTTAGCCATTTTTCTTCCTCGACTGCGGTCTCCAATTCCAGATAGCGTCTTTCCCGCTCACTTCTGGCAAATAACATCCATCGACTTTATCAGGCCGAACGTACTTAACGAGGAAATCCACTACTTGCTTTCGTTTACCTGAATGTTTATCAATGAGCCGATTCCGTTCGACACGCCACACGCAACCTTCTACGGGATCAATGGCACCGTGAACGTTTACCCCCTGCACTACAGCCATAGCCTTGTCAATCGCATAGGCTTCTGGGAGACAGTGAATCGTGAATGGCTTAATGAAACCGTAGCGGTGAATACGGACATAGAGTTCATCATAAACTACACGCGATGTCCCAGTCATAATATCAAACGCCACAAACGGCTCGTGTGGCAGGTCGTATCTCGTACCATGAGCTTGAGCCAACCATTCACCGCAAACTCTCTCACCTTCAACCAAGAGGCCGTCGAACCGTTCACGATTGCGACCAACCCATGCTGCAAACATTCGATGCTGTTCGTGGGGTGACGTTCCGGCCCTGTACCCGGCTCGACCGAGAGCAATGATTTCTCCGTTGAGTTTGCAGACTCCGACATTACTGCCGTCGAGCTTTTCTTGAACGATGACAACGTCGTGTTTGTCGCGGGTCTTTATTGTGGCTATTCTAGCCGTGCCTTCGTCGCACCCATGATCGCCAGGGCCGCGACGACTGCCGGGCAGGTGTGGGATGCTTCCATAAGATTTGCGGCCAAGTGGTTTCTTACTCATTTCTTTCTCCTGGCTTTCTTCGGCTTCGTGAATATTTGCCACATACTATCAATCTCCCGGCCCTGCGCCACTGTGTATCTGTGCTCCTGGTCCAGATACCGCTTGAGCGTCCCCATTTCGTCCGGCCTGCCCTCGTACTCAGAAAGCATAGTAATTACCTTATCGGCGAGCTTCTTGCTCTCAGCGAGCGTGGCGAAGCCGGTGACGGCCCATTTTTTAACTTGACTCATACCAATGTCTCAGCAAATAAATTATCTAGCCTCAATAAGTCGTCATAATCAGCCAGCGTAATTGCCAATGAAAAAATCTCCTTCACGTCATCCCTGGTTTTGTCCCTCATCTTGTGGTCACTCCCACGCTTGGCCAGTACGGTCGTGGCCCATCCCATCCAGTTACAATTGAGCAGTTCAGTCCATACTGAATTGTCCCACCTACATTTCTGCCCGAGCCACCGATGCCACCTTGTTCGCATCTTTCGTTGCTCATGGCATTTTATAGCAGAACTGTCGCCACGCATTCCATCTGGCACTCTATCTTCTCTCATAACTGCTCTCCGTTATCTTTGCGATCTCAAATCCTTCATCTGCTTACATTGCTCGTTATGGATATTGATAGTCCGGGGCGGGGTCTTGAAGACGTTCTCAGTCAATTCTTCCGGTAGGACGGCTCGCGGCTGGGGCTTGTGGTCTTCACATAGCCAGTATTGCTGGCCGGTATCGTCGCCACCTTGATAGACCCCGTATTTCTTACACTTACGGCATAAGTTGCGGGGCCGACCCCATCTAAGGTTGTTATAGTGCCACGTTACGACAACGCCCTTCCAGTTCTTGTACGACTTACCCTTACCATTGCACCAGTCGTCGGCTGTTAGCTTAACTACGAACTCGGTAGCATCAACTGTCGTGAAGTCCATTTCTATAATGTAGGCTCGGACCTCTTCTATTGTGGGTGGGGTCATTTGTTATCCTTCACTCATAAGCTGGATGGTCCTGTCTATGGAATGTAAATCCCGTTCCAATTGTGCTTTGCGGTTCAATAGGAAACTATGCGCTTCATATAGGACTTTAATAGCCTCTTCGACGCGGTCATTGTCACTAAATACCACAATAGACATAGCCTCAGTCTGTTTAATCCATCTTTCCAGCCAGAACCAGTTGATTCTACTCTTGATTATTGATGTTTCCATATCTCCCCTTAGACGCAGTTCTTTACGCAGCGAAATACGTTCTTGTCATTCTTTGCGGTTCGATGAGTCAATTACCGGGAATATAGGGCAAGTTGATTCGAAATTCGTCCGTTTTGGCTTTTGAGCCATTTTCTTCTGTTGGATGGCATATCTCTCATCGTCTGTGAGACTCCACCACCATCGCCTACGCTCAGCTTTACTCTTGTGCTTATACAAGTTTACCTCTTAAGATTAGCGCTAACCCCCAGAGGTCATAGAGCCTTAAGGAGTGAGCGCAGGAAAGCTTCTAGCCACGATTAGGAGGAAATAATCGCCTATGAACACGGTTTCAGACTGAAAGATAGTTAATCGGTCACGTCGCCCGTCGTCGTTCGCTTCGGTCGCTGAGTCCACGAGTATAGCCTACAGGTCCGGCGTGTTGCAGGCACTCGCTCTTCTTTACAGACGCTCCCCACGGCACCGACTCAGACGCACAATGGGTTGTAGAGTTGTCAAGCCAAGACATAGCTCTCTCTTTCAGCATTCACCGCTATTTGTCTAAAAAATAAGCCCCAGGGATTGGACCGAATCGCGGAAGGCAAATCGTCCCTGGGGCAAGTTTTAATTAAATTTGTCATCTTGATTCGGTCCATGTTGCTCAACCTACACTCCTATTTCAAATATTGCAAGATAATTCTTCAACATTTTTTCTATAATACCAAGAGCAGAGGCGGGAATCGAACCCTTAAGTCGCCTTTTCAGACGCGCATTACCAATTATGCTACTCTGCTGTTATTCAGTTGTCAAAAAGGAAAAGCCCCGGCAATTCTGTCGTCCGAAACAGTCTGCGCGGGGCTTTAATAATTCGTATTGTTTCACTGTTTCGGACATCACAATCACAAAGTAACCTCTCTGCCCTCGGCTGTCAATAATAAATCTTTATTTTTCTTAGAGTAGTTTCGCAACCACTGCTTAGAGTAGTTTCGCAACCACTGTTCAATAAGCGCCGGGTCTGCGTTTTCCATCCTGTCATCGCTTGTTACGACTATCGCTTCGCAGAAGTCCTTTTCAAGAGAACTGTGTTTTTTCCGTTCCTGGTAGCCGGAATCCCTTTTCCGCAGCGTTTTGTATATCGTGTGGAACGCCGCCACCTGCATTCTATCGGTTGGTGTTACAGCCATGTTATTTCCTCAACTCCGGGTCAGGTGGCGATACTGGCCAACCTCTTTGCATTGCTTGTGATAGAATCTCCTCGATAAAGGCGGTCATTTTGCGGATACCAACTCCTTTGGTGGTCAACCGGCCAACTCCAACAGTCTGTTTTCCACCGGCAAAGCCGATTTCTACAAAGATAACATCTCGCTTGAGGTAAGCCAGACCACCACATAGCCTTTTACACTCCGTATCCCACCACTCAGCCGTTTCTCCGTTCTCATCGGCCTTGACCAGGGCTGGTAGACACACGCCCTTGTACCAGCGTCTCTGGGCGTCTGTGATGTAATCTATCGCGCTGAGTATCTTGATAGCCCCACCCAGTGAGAGTTCGCTGAGAATCTCAGACAAGGGTTTCTCGAAGGTCGGGCCATCGTCCAGTATTAGTTTTACGGGATAGGTTGACATTCTGTTTTCTTAAAGCCTAGGTATATTTCTTGCATATCTCTTACTCCGGTAGGGTTATTGGCTTCTTTAGGTACATTATCGCCTTCTTTAATATCTGAGGATTGTGGTCGAATTGCCCTATGCCTACATTGCATTTACCGCTGCTTTCTTTGTTGGGAAGAGTTATTGGCTTCCAGTGAGTTATTGAGTATAGCCCACCCCATTGTTCCTCTTTACCAAACCACTTGAAGACCATTACTACGTTATTGTTAAAAACAAGATATGATTCGTTCTTTTTCGGCAATGTCTCTTCTACGGGAATCCAGCGGTGGGTTTCGAGTTCTTCCTTCAACGTTTTGTTCTCGGCTTGGAGTTGCTTTTCGCGGCAAAACAGACACCTACCATCGTAACATACCCAGCCAGGAATGCCCTTGTACTGTATTTGCATCGAATGATAATGTCCACACTGCATATCTCTAACTCCTGGTAGTGGCGAAAAGGCATAGACGGTAAAGTTCGGGTGATCTTCCCGTTCTCGTTTCGCTTTCGCTGTCTGACTGAATACCAGTCGTCTATGCTCAGAACGCCGTTAGATCAAAATGGCAAATCTTCGTCGCCTTCTTGCCCATCAGGGTTGTAAGCTGGGTTCGGGCCACTTGGTTGAGTTGCCAAAGTTGCCGACTCAGTGAAGACGAACTGTCCTGTTTCAATCCAGTGAGCGTAAAAGGTCAGCCATGCAGCGGCTTCGCGTAGAGTCAGTGGGTGTTCCGCTTCCGCACTCGCCGCCGCCTGCACTCCAACAGTCTTAACGCATACCTGTCGCTCGATACTGACTCCAGTGGCGTCTCTGGCAGGGGGAGCAGCGTTCGCAGGCTGACGAGGCGGTGGTGTGGCTTGCTGGGGCGGTGGTGTGGGCTGTGCTGGCTGTCCGGCGGGCGGGTACGACTTCGGGGCCGGAGCTTCGCCCAAGACCAAGCTGTCGAAATATATACGCATTTTGTTTGTTTTGGCGTCAAATTTCCCAGCGCAGTTGATTCGGTGATTTACAGCTAAGGCTGTTGGGAAAACTCGTGGCTGTCCCTGTCTATCTTTGCCTGCCACTGCAAATGATACATCCTCGATAACCCCATGTCCGTCTTGAGCTTTCCCGGATGCCCAGGCTCCGAAATCCCCTTGCCTATGCTGGATGTCTGTCACCACAACCTGTAGCTGGATGTAATTTCCAGGTGCTGCTCTTACTGCTGCAAAATTCATGTGCTTCTCCTTTTTTTATGAAGCTTTCTATATAATTTCCGCGAACCATACACGTCCGGGTCGCAGTCTTCACACTCCACGAATGATATATCAAAACATAGATGTATGCCGCAATCGTTGCATACAGGCGTATAGCCATCAGTATCTTTGCTCTGTACTATTCCCATATCTAATATTCTATCTTCGTGTGCGGAATATGATTTTTGCTGATAGCGGTAATCAATGTCTTGGCGAAGTCCTCGCCCATGCCCATGCCCGTAAAGATCGCCAATATCTCTCTATGGACTGTCCTTCGATGCTCTACGTCGGCGGTGCGCAACTCTTCGGCGGCTTGCTCTTCTGCGATACGAGCCTCTTCTGCCCGGCGTTCCTGTGCGAGTTCTTGTTCACGCTCAGTAGCCTCGGCAGCAGCTTCGTCCTTGGCTTTCTGGACGGCGACAGCTTTTGCGTTCTCAGCGTCTACGATAGCTTGCTTGCGGGCGTTCTCGGCGTTGGTGGCGTCTTGCCTGGCCTTGGTTTCGGCAGCTATCTTGGCAAACTCCGCGTCTACAATAGCCTGTCTCACATCCTCTGCGGCCTTCTTCTCAGCTTCCTCGGCGATGCGTGCGTCACGTTCCTTTTGCTCGAACTCTGCTTGTTTAGCGGCGAGTTCGGCCTTTCCCGCTTCGAATTTAGCCTGTTCGGCGTCGAACTCTGCCTGCCGCTCGGCTTCCATCCGCTCTTCTTCGGCTTTCTTCTTGGCCTCGGCGTCCTCGATGAGCTGGATCGGGGCGTATTTCTCTTCGATCATTGACTCAAGAGCGCCAATCAGCATGTTCTTCTTGGCGTCCATTGCCCGACCATCGACTATGAGCTGGGCCTTGGCCATCTTATGAGCCTGGGTGATCGGGGCTTTGAGTAGTCTGATATCGTAGATGAAGCTCTTGGCGTCCTTTATGTCTTTGGGGGTGTCGTACTTTAAGACGATATCAGCGCATTTCTTCTTGGCCGCTTCGACCGCCAGCGATACCTCGTCAAAGACTTGGAGTTCGACTTCCGTGTCCATAATTTCCACATCAACAGCCGGTTCCATTGTAATCTCCTTTATTTAAAGTTAAGGTTGGCAAATTCTTTATGGTATTTTACAGCAGCCTTGTCGTACACTCTAGCAGCCTCAGACTCGTCGTCAAAATACCCAAGATACATATTATTGCCACGTACTTGTATGCGAACAAGCCATTTATGTGTAGGTTCATACCAATGGACGCCTTTGTATTTACTGCTACTATTTTTCCTAGATCGGGTATTGGCGTTGTTTTCTGCTCGGGTACAACATCGCAAATTACCTTTTTGATTATTTAGCCTGTTATGGTCGATATGGTCAACAACTCGCCCATGAGGACATGACATAATCTGTCGGTGCATGAAAATTGAATGTGGGTGCCCGTTGCTGAATGGGCAACAACAAGTTCTCTGGGCCACAAATCCATAAGGCGACTTGATTGCGTGCCATTTATGTTGACTCACTTGCTTGTAATCGTCATCGTCTACGGTCGCTTGTAATCCTTGGGTTAGCTTTATTTCTTTTGGCATGACAACATCCTCAGAAAAAGAAGTTACCAGGGAAGTTGGACAGCACGAAGACATGCTCTTCCCCAGCAACTCTTGATTCATCAGTGTAATCGTACTGTCCATATTGTTAAAGTAACGCTTCCTGTCTATGTTGTCAAATCTTTTTTATGTTCAATTTGTTGCTTACTCTTCATTAGCATCTTACGAGTCCTGCGCTTGGCCTCAAAGGCCGCTAGGAACGTAGGGTGCTCATCTATCTCCGCCGGTGGGTAATTCAGCCAGTCGCCCGTCCGTTGCGCATGAACGAAGCGTGCTATCCTGTCGTCCAGGCCGTCGTTCGATATGTTCTGTCTGGTTCTTAGGCTCATATCTTGGCTTCCGTGTCCGCGTGTCCCATGTGTCCCATGAGTTTCCTATTTTCACCCCTTATACATATTCTTTTCTCACTATACGTTGAGTTAGGGATTACATAGGACACATAGGACACGGCGCATTTTTTCTTACCTATTTTCACAATAACTCCACTGAGCCGGCAATTGTTTTGTCGTAGTCGTACATTATGTAATCTCCACTTCCAGCTTTCAACATCTGATACTTTCTGTCTTTCTCGATTGCAAGCTCATTGACGACATCCTCAAGCATTTGCTCTAACTCTTCTTTGGTATGGGAACTCATGGCTTACTCCTGATGAATCGCGCGTACATAGTCTGGTCGGGGGCTTTTCTGAGCCAGTTCGGAACGTCGCCAGTGTATCTTGTCGAGGCACCGTCTTTGTAGTGGAAGCAGACGAAGTTGCTCTTGTTTGCTGCCTTGTACAAGGTGGTTCTAATACTTCCCGTGCCCGACAACTGGATATACAGAGAGTTCCCGTGCCCAACTCGAATCTCAATATCCTCGTACTCCGGCTGCGGCTCGTAGTCGGGCTTGAGGATGTAGGCTGCTGTTGGGGTAAGATTAACGACATTGCCGGATAACGACCAGTAGTCTCTTGCACTTAGAATCAGACAATTATCCGGGCCTGCTTTCGTTAATATCGCCTGCTCTGCTTCTGTTCTTAGGCAAAGCGGCTGCGCCTGCTTCGGGTCTTGCAACTTCTCGATTAGTTCTTTGTTCATGGCATTCTCCTTTGGCTCAAAATCCCTGCATGGCCTGTCCCCGTTTTTTATGCCTACTTCAATAATTAGATACTCCGGCTCCGGCTTGTAGCCGGGCTTGAGGATGTAGGTATGAGTAGGTATCCAATCCATAGCCTCCAAGGCTACAAACCAGTCATTCTGATTGGTAAATACAATGCAGTTTGCCTTATCAGCCTGCCTCAATATTGCCCGTTCTTCGTCCGTCAGTAGCCCAAATGCCTGCGCCAACTCCGGCTTCTTCAACTTCTCGATCAATTCTTTGTTCATGGTATTCTCCTTTGGCTCAAAATCCCTGCATGGCCTGTAGTCGGCAGAATGTAAGCTCTTTTTGTTACAGAAAAATTCCGCGTCTGCGGGGACGGGCTTTTCGTAATATTGACAATCCTTACACGTTTCCTTCATAACAGTCTCCTTACAGACCCCAATCACCCCTCCGTGGGAACCTTTTTGAAGAACTCTTCTTCTACGCCCCGTCTTCCGACAGCCATCTTTATAATCGCATCGGCATTCGTGCGAGTCTTGTCGGTTCCTCTTTCGTGTCGATATTGACGGCAATGACATCGTATGTTTCCATATTATCTCCTTATCTTAAAGTTAGTAGCCTCTGTGACGTACTGACCCGCGTTAATTGTGTGGACGGTGGCTAAATCGGGTACTCAGCAAAACCAGTTGCCACCGCCCTTGTGTTTTATAGACTCCATTATTTGCAGAGCCGCATCAGTCACCATCCTTTCTTATGGACTATCAATGGAACGGGACGGATTCGAACCGACGACCTGCCGCTTTTCAGGCGGCCGCTCTACGCAGACTGAGCTACCGTTCCTGGGCGGACTTTGTTTTCAATCTCTCTGAGGGGGTCCGCTTTCAGGGGATATCTCCCCATCGCTCAGTTCATCCGGGCATTATCCGGCAGCTTCTTGATCCGCTTTCGCGGGTAATCTCAAAAGATGCAAAGACGGGCATGGCTTCCCCGGCCATACTGTAGCAGCCCTTTCTTTACTGATAGACGACTCTTCCCTCCCCTGCCGCCGTCTCTGCACCTGTACCGACAAGCAAGATAAGACCGCGCAACGATGGCGGACCATCGACTTATCAGCACATAAAGATTGAATGTACTGGCATAGCTACCCGATTAACCAGCCTTATCGCATCGTTATTGCCTTTGCCCGGAGCACAGGAGAATGCGCTTTCGGCTCCTGCCGCTTTTGCCAGCACATAGTTTGTAATCTGAAATTGTAAAAGAGCTTGCCGTAACTTTTGATTCAGGTGCAGAGGGAAGGAGGCTGATGGGCAGGATTGGCATAGTAGCCTAAGCGCTGTCCCTACACGAGACATCTTAAATAGTATCCTATCCGCTACCTGCTTACCCCCTTCCGTGACCCTGTTGGCCTAGGACTCATAGGGGCCGTGAGTACCGCTTGGAAATGCGTTTCACACACGCCGCCATCAGCCCCCGTCCCTACTGCACCTTTTATTCAGTTTTGAAAGAGCTTGCCGGGCGACTCAGTCGGAGTCCGGGGCCTTTACGATTTCGAGTTCACTTTCAAGTTGTGGTCCAAGTGGAATATTACCCATCATCCACACCAGCCTGACAGTATCCCACCAGACCCCGTGTTCGTATCCACCATTATCTATCACCCTATCCCTGCCCTTCATCTCTCCACGGGAGCCGTAGATTCTATCGCCGTGCAGATCGTCCTTGCCTGTGTCTTCGGCTCCGGTTGCGAGGTCGATTTCGACAAAAGCCATTTCTGGATTATGAGCCAATACTTCTAATGTGACACTAGGTGACATTAGATAATATTTGCCGTCGCGGGTTCTAAATAGATTGCCCGTTGCCATAACGCCGTGTTTGTTTTTGGCTCTTATCATTTCGACCTCTCAATCTGCCTATTCTTTCAATAATAACGCGGCCCGCCCGTGCGGAGGGAGAGGAAATGTTCGGGACGGGCCGCGTTGAAACATCCTGTCACGTAGCATATCTTGATTGGAATGGGGCAGGCTGAATGAGTGGTTTGGGCAAGGTAGGCTATCCTTATCCAGCTTTCGACAAAGAACCGCTAACATAACACTCATTACGCACCGTCGTACATAATACTGGCCATGTCTACCCTGCCCAATTCGTGAACCGCTTTCGCGGATAATCGCAAAGCCCGACGACGAGAGGAACTGACGAAGGCTACGCCGCCGCCGGGGTAAAGTGCGTCCCTGCTGATAAGTTTCCATTCGAGCTTGTGTCGCAGCCTTCATCATAATAATTATTACAAACACCACAATTGTTAAAACCTGTCCAGAACAAAATCAAGTATTTTCGCACTATGCGTTATTTGGTGACTCGCGGTTCGGTTTGCGCACCCAATCATTCTCCTTATTTCTCGACGCCCACCACACACCCAGAGCGAAGCCCACGTTCAGGCACAGGACGCACGCCACTGCCCAGGGCGATACGTACTGCCACAGAGCTATTCCCGCCGCCACGACGAGCATTAAGGCGCAGAAGAGAGCAGAGCACTCAATAAGCTCAACGTTCTTTCGCTTGCGCTCTTTGTAGTATTCATTCATGGCTTATCCTTCTGTATTTTCTATTTGCATACACTGCACCACCGAATCTGCCGACGCTTCCGGGTGTTGCTGCCAAAAGTCCAAAACTGCCAATATCCCTGCACCGATAGTAACACCTGCTTGTTCGGGTGTGAGGGATGGCACGTCTCTCTTGGCTGCCCGGAGTGCTGTGTCTCGGCATTTCGCCCAATCCGCTTGCTGCTGCTTGTTTAGCATGGCTTATCCTTTTCACCTGTGCTTATCAATCAAATACGAATTCCACCCAGCAGCCACGCCGCCGGATACGATTCCAACTGTGTAAAACTGTTCTCGATGCTCTGGGAACACTTCACCCAGCCCCTACGTAGAAGATGTCTTTGTTCTGTTCGCGGGTCATGGCTTGTCATTTGCGGTTTTATACAAGGTGGCTTCGTTAAAGCGATTTTGTTTTTGCAATGAACGCTTCATATCGTCACATAGAAGGCCGCTATCAATTACAGTATTGAGCCGGTTAGTGCTGGCCTGTAGCTCTGCCACCAAAGCGGCGATTGTCTTTTGATCTTGGGCGTGGGCGTTGCAGGCTTTGGCGATGAACTCGTAATTGGCTAAATCGGCTTTCGTTTCGGCGAACCGACGATGGCAAATTTCCCGTTCTTTCATCGCCATTATCTCACGCCCCTCGACTCGCCACGGCGTCGGTGTGTGCTTTCCTTCTGACATACTATCTCCCTTTCTACTCTATCTTTTTAATTAACCTTTTTTCAGCAGCTTGCTTGGCGTCTGTAAGCGTTTCAGGTGTTGCGAAAATGACCCCGGAAAAATTCATATCACGGACATTCCACTGCGTTTCCGTTTGGAATATCTGGAATCTACCTTTGGGAGAACCCGGAGCCTTCCTGGAAAAATAAATATCACCTGTTTTATTCCATTGTAATTTCATTTTCTTGCCCTTTCAATATGCGCCACAGGCCACGCATGGCCCGGCCCTGGGGGTTGTTAGGCGTCCCAGACATCGGGAACCGTATCGCAGGCCCCGACTCGATTGCCGTTGGCGTCCATAAGTACCTTGTAGCCGTCAAACGAACCACCTTCCATATCACTGGCTAATTTAGCCAATATACGTCCAATTTCTAAATTAGGTTCGGGATCGTGAAACGCTGCGTTATCACATTGAATTTCGATCACAATTTTCATTTTCATATCCTCTCATATAGGGTAAAGGTTTACAGAGCGATTTCGGGTATGAACCAATAATTGATCTTTGTTTGCGGGACGAATCCTGCCCATTTATACCACCACGAAGTAGTAATTAGCAGTTTACCACAATCAAGATACAGTGATGGTGCTAACCAAGTAACTTTTCCTTGGTGGTCTTCTTGGAGAGTAAGGAGCCGCTGGTACATTTCGTCATCAACTGGATTTGAATTTCTCGATCTCATGATATTCTCCTTTGAAAAACTATCTTCACCCGGCCTCAGTGCGAGGCGCGGGCGAAGATAAAGCATAAGCTATTTAGTTGTCATAGTCAGAATCGGACGTGTAACCGGACCTGCGCTCTTCTGCTTCAAGCTCATCAGCGAGGCGACATTCTCGCTTTTCTTCTTCCTGCTGTTCGGTGGTCATGTTGTCCCAAGTGCGTGATTTCATGATTCAACTCCTTATACCTATCGTATCATATTAGACGCGTGAAAAACTATCTTCACCCGGCCTCAGTGCGAGGCGCGGGCGAAGATAAAGCATAATCTTAGATAACAACGAAACTGCAACCGCCAAGAATGGGAGCGAGAACTTCATCGTCTTTCCAACCGCCGCCGTGTACCTCGTGAAACTTGACAAGGCCGACAGTCATTGCGGATTCACGCTGCGATTTGGTGCTTGTCGGGAAACGGTCAATAAGGCCATTGTGGGTAATTTTGAACGGACCCGCCGGATAGCATAGATTTTTGTAGGTGCGCCAAATCTTGCCTGTTATAGCACCATCGGCCTGTTCTCGACCAATCTCATAGAAGTAGTGTTCGCCGTTTTTGCACCATCCATTTGACGTGCTGTCTTTCCTTGCGGTAGCTTGTAATTGAATGAGCAATGCTGCGAGAACGTTGTCTGCTTTGACTGAACATGAATAACCCATTTGATTCTCCTTATGCCTTATCAATTCATTTACTTTATCTATATTAAGTATCGGCTATAATTCCCATATTGCAATAGTTTATTATTGACACACCTGCAAATAGTTGTTAGAATGCCGATCACAGAGTAGAAACGACGATAAAAAGTGCATAAATCTTTATGTGGTGACATGGAGTCACGGTGTGTTGTCGAGGAAGTTGTGATTTATGGACAAGCAAGAACGTAAAGACAAGTCTCGATAAAGACAGGCACAAGGAATACCACATTGGGGCAGAGGATTATTGAATGAAACTTGAAAAGAAACACCCAGGCGAACACAAGCCAAGACCGAGGAAGTAACGATCTAAGGAAGAGCACCAGAAAATGTACTGCGAGTGTATTGAGGATAACGGTCTATTTCCAGGACAGGCCATAATGAACGTTCAAGAGGCTTGCCACGTAGCGCGTGATTTAATAGGTATGATAGGCCAGGTCGAACCAAGAACTCCAGCCACAACCGTAAAGAATGGCAGAATAGGGTATTGAGAATGAACCCGTGGTTGGATCCAGAGGTATTTGCGGCATAATGCCAAAAGTGAGAAAACGGGGAATTTATTCGCATGAGCCACTTTATCGAGAAATGCAAAGAGTGCAAGGTTGTGATTACCCAGTGCCGGTGCATGCACGTCAATAAGCCTGTCAAGTGGGGTATTTGCCCGAAGTGCACAAAGAAAGTGGTCGACCAAAAGCCAACCTCAGAGCTTAAATAGTGGAGATTAAGCCAATAATGACCCATAAGCGTGGACTAACCCAAAAGAACAAGATGTTTGCCGACGCCTACGCTGGGGATAGTAACGAAGCGGCAGATATCGCAGGGATAGGTAGAGACCACGGAAGAAGGCTGGTCCAGAGCGTTACATCCGCATCAATCACACCATCGGCAATAGCAGTGCAAGAGAGAATTAAGACACGGGAGGATACCGAGGTAAGGCCAGGCGTAGCCAACAGACAGCGTAGGCAGCGGTTCTGGACAGAAAGTATGGATGATGGGGCTTTATCTATGGCTGACAGACTACGCGCCAGCGAGCTTCTGGGTAAGTCTGAGGCGGACTTCGTGGATGTGATTAAAGGTGCTGACAGTATGCTGTTGGTGCTGGGTAGCCCCCGTAAGCAGATCGAGAGTAAGGTATTGGAGAACCATGATGAGCATGACACAGGCAGAGAAGCAAGCAGCGTACCGAGCGAGGAAAAGTAACAAGGTAACACCGCCAATAGTAACAAGCGTTACCGAGGGAGTGTTACCGGCGGACAGTGTTCTTGACCCTCTTGACGTGTACTCTGAGAGTCGATGGACTTACCTTCAGAGCCGAGGATATGTCTGGTTTCCGTCGTTGCAACGTGGCCGCAAGTCAGATCATACGCTCGGTGTTGTAGTCCCTGGTGATCCGGCTTACGAGGGTGATGGTACTGGCCAGTGCCGGACGTGTGGCGGTCCGGTCCAGCATCCGAAGGTAGTCAAGTGTATCAAGTGCTGCACCGCCAATAGTAAGCCTGCGATCCAGCATGACAACTCAGCTTGCAGTGGTAGCCCCAAGCCCACCTTCGCCGACCTACCCACCGATGTGCAAGCCAGCATCGACAAGCACTGCGCCGAGAACAACAACGGCCAGCGGGCAGGCAGCCACAGCCGCGCAGCCATGACTGAGAGGGCGCTGCATTATCAGGGCGTAACAGCAGTTTAGTTGTAGTCTTGGTTGTAGCAATGAGCAATGACATGCAATATCAGGCTGATAACAAGGATAATGATCGTAAGGGCAACGGTTTACCTAACCGATACGATACAGCTAGGGTCTCATCTCTGGCTGAGAGGCCGACTGAAGGCGAAGGCCCTTTGAGCGGAAGGGGGGCGGTAGAACAATACACCCCACCGAATGCTCAGCTTTCCCAGTTCCTTGACACTGAGTCATCTATAATAGACTCAATCCCCTGGATTCCACCCGAAGCCCCTTCGATACTTGTACGCCCAACAGAATCGGCAGATATGCAATATTCCCAAAAATTCCCAAAAATTCCCAGAAAGTAGGAGCACGTTAAGATAGGTAATAAGATAATTCATCTCGAACCTTTCCAGGACGCTTTTTACCGGAGTACGTACCGATTCCCTGGCATGTTGAGTGCGTGGGGCACTGGCAAGACTATGTTGGCTATTTTCAAGGGCATTTTACTCTCTCAGCTTTACAAGGACAATTTAGGGTTGATCGTGAGAAGGAAGTTCACTGATTTGGCCAAGAGTACGATGAAGGACTTCACCCGGTATACGGGTCTTAAAATCCCCCAGGGGACTAAGGAGGTAATGGTCCCCGGCACTACGAGTCAGATAATGTTCATGCACGGAGACGAGCTTTCCGGTCTTCAGAACGTTAATTTGGGCTGGATTTACATTGAGCAGGGCGAGGAGTTCGACTCTCAGGAGCAGTTCGACCTTTTGAGGGGAAGATTGAGAAGAGAACTGATCCCCAATATGGACTACACGGCTTCGGACCCGGCCTACGAAGGTTTAATCGAAGATTTGAAGGCTAATCCTCTTCTACAAATGATGGTAGGCGCGAACGCCGCCGGCCATTGTTGGACTTGGAAGAAGTGGATCAAAGACTGTATTGATACAATGACGGTTGAGGACGGCCCTTATGCCGGTGAGTCTTTTAAGGCTTATGAGTTACACGAAGCCACGTCTTTCGATAATTACCATAATTTACCGAAGCCGTTCATAATGGACATTGCGGCCATGAAGAAGGACTCCCCGGCTAAATTCAAACGATATGTGATGAACAACCACGACGAATACGATAGAGAGGGTTCGTATTGGAGTTCGGAGATAAATCTTCTACGCAGGAAACATCCCCCCCAAATTGGTTTAGTACCTCACGACCCCGCTTATTCCGTTCACACAGCCTGGGATGTGGGATATACGACTTGTTTATGGTTATTCCAAGTAGTTGGCGTGAATAGGTACTTTTTACGTTATTACGAGGGCCAGGGTGAGGGAATTCAGCATTATACCGACCTTTTGCATAAATGGGAAGCCGATTTACGATATAGATACGGGAGTCATTTCGGCCCGTGGGATATAGATAACCCCGCCCATAAGGCCACTGAGGGTAAGACGGTCAGGGAGATCGCTCAAGAGCATGGGATCATCTTCCAAAGTCTCCCGATGGATAAGGACGTTAATAACTCCATCGAAACTACTAAAAAGCACTTCCCGATGAGTTGGTTCGATGCAAAAGGTTGCGAAACCGGCTTAGATGCTTTAGAATGGTTCCATGAGAAAAAGAACCAGGCGATGAGTTTAGGCGAAAGACCTTTCTTCACCGGCAAGCCGGAAAAGGACTGGTCGGAACACTGCGCGAAGGCTTTTATCATCGCCGACCAGGGGATTCCATTTATAAGGACCGGCTCGAGTATAACGACCGAAAAGATCAAAGAATTACAGAGAAAGCATGGGTTGGTAGCATGAGGAATTGGGTATCAGATAGAATACGAAATTGTGAGCAAATGCGATGGTTTCACGGTATCGCTTATCGGGATTATTCATCTGGAAGGATTGTTACTTTTATCTTTCCCCTTAACCATCTTGTCGCATTAGGCTCGTGGATTCGCAGGAAAATTCGTCATGCCCCGGTAGATGTTGTGCGAGAAGAGATTTACCAGAAAGTCTTGAACGACCTTGAGGAGCATGTTCGTAATGCCTGAAAAAATATGCGCGTATCAAAGCGAAGAGCAGACCAACCAAGACGTTGCCGACGCCCTTCAAGGTCAGTTGCAGAAGATCATCGGCCTGGACTCTCCAACGGAAGAAATGATGGCGCGGCACGCTTTTATAGTTGAAAAGAAAGACGGATTAGATTATATGTGGGGCACTGAGGAAAAACGAACGCTTTTGATGAGTGTTCGGCCATTGGTCGTAACCGAAGGTGTAAGGATAATTACAAATGAATGACATGAAATATTTAGGGATAGTTATATTCTCGGCAGGGTGTGTTTTTGGAAGGGATGTTGGACCAATTTCTATCGAGGAAGCACAAGCCATCAAGGATGCCGTAAAAAAAGAAGCCGACGTGCAGGATGGCTATATCGAAGTGACTCTTGGCCCGAACAGAGAACCGTCAGTCGTTTTGTAAGTTTTGACCGAAATTGATAGCGAGTGATTCTAATGGCGCATGCCTCTGAACTAAAAGACGACTTCCAGGACGCCTACCAGATAGCCTCTGAGGGCTGGGCGAACGCATGGCCCGAGATGAGTATCGACATGGAGTTCGCCCTTCTCGCGCAGCACACAGCCGAGGAATGGGAGAAGGCCACCCTCCAAGGTCGCAAGCTCTTGACTTTCGACAAAACCCAGAGACAGCTAAACCTCATATCAGGCTACGAAGAGAGAAACCGCCATATCTTGAAAATAGCCCCTCAAGGACTAGAAGACGATCCCCCCTCGACCCAGCATACAAAGATCATAATGCAGCAGTTGGGCGCCGGCCAGGGGTTTACCGGATACGACCTGATGAGCAAAGCCTTCAAATGGGGGTGTTTGGCTTCCGGGTCGAATTTGGTTGAGATATTCAGGGACAGGAATAATAACCTCAAATTGGGCCGTAGAGGCTTCAATTCATTCCTACTGGACCCCTTACTAAACAACCCCGATTTAAGCGACTGTAGCTACATTCTGACGGGCCAGTGGGTGCATGAGGATAGGGTTAAGCTCATCATTCCCACCGAAGCCGACAAGATAGATAATCTCAATACCATAAGTTCATTCCCCAGATGGCCGTTCTTGGGCCAGCCACTCTGCCGTAAAGAGTCACATACGAGATTATATGAGGAATACTGGCGCAGGGATACGAGTTTTGTAGAGACGGTCGTAGATAGACAGACGGGTGAAGAGTTTCCTTTCGAGAGAATTCGAGATGCTTTCGGCGACGCTAAAGCCGCTCGTGACTGGCTCAGGGATCGGAAGACTCCGAATGGAGGCCCGGCGGCGACAGTCTTTAGTAAGCCGATTAATAAAATTCTCCTTTCGGTATTCGTAGACGACGAACTCGTATTCGACGGAGAGAATCCTTTAGGGCTGGACGATTACAATTTCGTATGGTTCCACGGAGATTGGGTTCCCGAAGAGCCGAGAGATGAATTGAAACTACAGGGATTCATCAGGGGTTTGAGAGATCCCCAGAACGCATATTCCCGGAAGATGAATCAGGCTTTCGATATTATCGAGAGTCAAATACAAAGTGGTAAGATCGTTCGAGATAAATACTTAAAGAACTATGAGGACATTTACAAAGCGGGTCAGGGGATTCATCTTCACGTAGTCGATGAAACTCCTGCAAATATCCAACTTCAAGACATTGTCGCTAATGTGGTCTCGGTAGATATTAAGCCTGGGTTATTTCAGTTGATGGAAGGAATTGAAAAAGCCCTTATCGAAGCCAAGGGCTTGAACGAAGAGATTCTTGGAAGTGACGACAAGGATATTCCGGGCATTCTCCATAAGTTTAGAACCGGAGCGGCCCTCACGGGTCAGCAAGGTATTTTCTCAGGGTACAGGTCATCCAAGAGGCAGGTGGGGATCAAGTTGGTCAGAGCCAACCAGAGGATATTAGAACCCCATCAAGTCTTTAGAATGATAAACGAAATGCCCGTACCGGGTTTTTATGAAATCGACTTCACTCAATACGACTGCACTCCAACCGAAGGACTCTTAACCGACACTCAAAGGCAGTTGAGTTACATGGAAATTAAGCAGATCAGGAAAGAGTTCCCCGACGCCGCTCAGTTCATTCCGGTTTCATGGCTGTTGAAGATGGCTCCCATCCAGGCGAGCGCGGAACTCATTAAGTTGATCGAGCGAGGCGAGCAGCAGGCTTCCCAGCAGAGTCAGAAACAACTACAGGGCGAAGAGAGAATCAATTCGCTTATAGAGGCCCAGACTGCTGCACAAGCAGCCAGGGCCAGGGAGGACATATCAGACGTTCACGAAAACAGAGCGAATATAGCATTGAAGAACGCCCAGACCGTAGCTCAGATAGCCAAGTTGCAAGGCGAGAACCAACGTGCGCCGGGTGCTCAGCAAGTAGAAACTGTACTGGCTATTATGGATAGAATGCTGGAAGCTCAGAAGTTGATCGAAAACAGGAAAACCGTGGAGAGGACACAGAAATGAGTCTATTCAAACGAAAACAAGGCGGCTTGATGAAGATGGCGGCTAAGAACGCCCCTGCCTTAATCCCCGCCATTTCTCCCGATATACAGGGTGTGAATGCGTACAGACTTCTCGATACGGAGCAGAAGGCAATCCTCCATTACGCGCTGAAAGATGTTCTCAAAGATAAGGGCATAGGCACACTTGAAATTCAGTCTTGCATTCGTGGTCTTGGTAGTTTATGTTGGGCGTTTGAAAAGAAGACCAAGTTCAATCGCAAACCGGCGATGAAGATATGGCCGAGAAAGACGATAAAGATTGACTTTATTACCAGAGCGAAACAGAAATTAGGAATAAGATGAAAGAAACACCCGAACAGGATAAGGTACTAACGAAAGTGAAAGGTATATTAAAAGCGGCCTTTCCGGCGTTTCAAGGTTCGTTGAAGTTTCATTTTGCGAAAGATAAACCCAATGCCGACCAGGTGGATTGTGAAGTTCACTATACCAGGGAGAAGCAATGAGTTGGAGAAAAGAATACAAAGCGGCACGTCAGCGGCGAGTAGATAAAATTGCTCGTAACAAGAAGTTGGATGCGGCACTGGATACTGCATTTGAATCAGGTCGCAACTTTGATAAGCAGAACGCACTCTCTCGGCAAATGGGCCAGTTTGAGCCACTCGCAGGAATGCTTGGAGATGCAATGCACATAACGCCGTAGATGGCGTCGTAGACAACTAAAAGATTACAGGGTCGATTCTGACGAACCCCGACTTTAGGGCAATAGCTCTAATATCGGGGTTGTTTTTTTGGAGTAATATGAAGAAAGGTACAACATGGCAGACTTAGAGGAAAATCCGGTCAATGAAATCCCAGAGGGTGGCGCTCTGGAAACGGCCAATGAAATCCCAGAGGGTGGCGCTCTGGAAACGGTCAATGAAGATGCTCCGGGTGACGCGGAGAAAAAGGTATCTGTAGAAGCTGTAATTGCCGAGACGAAGAAGCGACAGGAAGCGGAAGCTCAACTCGCCGCCGAACAGCAAGCGAGGCAGCAAGCCGAGTACAATGCTCAGTTCTTTCAGCAGCAAGCAGCGGCCCAGCAACCCGCGCAGACTGCTCCGGCGGACGACGAATACGTTAATTTCGGCGCTGTTCGTCAAATGCAGCAGGAGCAGGCCCAGGCATTACAGAATCAGAACTTACAGATGCAGGCACAAGCGTTTATGAGTCAACATCCCGACTTCGCCGAAGTAGTAGGTTCAGGCTCGGGTGGGATGTTCAAACCAAGTGAACATTTAACGAAGGCTCTTCAATCTAATCCGGCATTGGCCGGCCTACAACAGACGGTTGCGCAGGGCAACCCGCAAGCTCAGATGGTGGCTTATAATCTGGCTCAGGGGCAGAAGCAGTTTACCGAACAGCAGGCGAAATTAACTGTGTTCGAGCAAGCCGCCGCTGCGTCAAGAGAGCAGATAGCCGCCCAGACAGGTGTCACTTCACCTTTATCGGTAGGCGGCGGCGGCGGCGTAGCCGTAGAGGGTCACGTTCCCAACGCTAATTCGCAAGAGGGTGACGCTTTCTTTGCCAGTTTATTGAATGGAGAGCACGGTTAAGGAGTAAATTATGGGTAACAAAAATGTAATGGGGACAAATCAAGCCCCTCACGGAGTGAATATTTTCCTGCAACAGCAGGCTCTTAAGACGATTGATAAGTTCATCGTCCACGCCCGATGGGGACAGGATGTATCCTTACCCCAGAACGAAGGCGATACGATGAAGTGGATTCGTTGGAGTGCCCTGTTGGCGCAGACAGTACCGCTAACCGAAGGCGAAGACCCGAATCCCATCCTCGCAACCCGCAACGATCTTACAGTTAAGTTGGAAGAGTTCGGCGCGTGGATGAAGCTTACGAGCAAACTGTTAATGACCGGCCTCAAGCAGACTCAGGCCCAATTGACGGAAAGACTCGCAAAGCAGATGGCACTGACTATCGACACCCTCTGCCGAGATGTCATTTCGGGCACATCCAGTACCACCACAGCCTCCAACGGCTCCGGTACGGCTACGTTGCCGAACAAGACCGACATCGACATCATTACCAAAACATTGTTCTCTGCCGGGATTGAGACTGTTACCAATCAGGTCGCCGCCGGCACGGGCCAGGGTACGTCTCCTCAGTTGCCTGCGTATATTGGAATCGCTCATACAGAGGCGATGATCCGTTTGCAGAACGTCTCGGGTTTCCTGTCGATCAAGAACTACGGCCCGAACGCCGTACCCCTCCCTATGGAGTGGGGGCAGACTGGAATGGTCAGATGGATTCTGACGAACAATGGCTTTACCAGTGGAAGCAACTACTATGCCCCGATCATCGGCATGGACGCTTTTGGTAACGTCAAACTCAAAGCCGGTGACAATCCCCTGGTACAGACGCCGGGCACGTCGCCGCTCAAGAGATGGTCAACTGTCGGATGGTCGAAGTGGTATGCAGCCAAGGTACTTCAAGACCTTGCCATTCACTCATTAATCCATACTGTATAAGGACTTACAGCAATAACGCTTATGGGGCCGCGTGATGGGTTCCTAAAGACTAAGGAGTAAAAAAATGAATGCTAATAGTATAGTAACCGGACATTTCGAGCCGGACGGTTCAATCGTTTTCATCCCGGTAGGTTTCGTTCCCGACTTTTTGTTCGTAGCCGAATACGGAACAGCGAACCCGCTTCTGTATTACTGGTGGGGTCAGGAAATGGAAGACGCCGAATCAACGGAAGGCATCATTGACACCGCAGGTACGAAGACGCTCGCCGCCGCCGCCGGTGGCTTCGCAGCTTACGACACCGGCACTCAAGGCCCGCAGACTTTAGGGGCAATTACCGCCGACTGGCAGGCGTCAACGGCCTACACGCAAAGAAGTGCCACTAAACGAGGCGATCTCGTAAGGGGTACTCTCACAGCCACGGATAAGAACGGACTTCTGGTTGACAGGAGTGTGTTGTTCGAGTGTATCACGTCAGGGACAACCGACTCTACGGAGCCGACGTGGCCCGCTGATATCAACGACGACACTGCGTCCGACAACGGAGTTATCTGGCGTAAGATAACCGACCAGGCGACGTTCTTGGGTGGCTACAAAGGCTTTAGAGTCGCCGCCGCCTTGATGACGAACGGTCAGGAAATGTACTACACCGCCATGATGTCCGATTTCGTTGTGGATCATCAGGATGTCGCCAACTTTACCAGCGGAGTAGACGGACTTTAATCAGTAGAAAGGGAAGACCATTATGAGTGAATTAACAATAGAGCAGCTTAGAGAAAAGGCCAAGAAGCTTGGGCTTAAAGTACCGCCGAATATCAAGTACGAGAAGCTTGAGGAAATGGTTCAGGTCGCTGTTTACAAGAAGGAAATTGAGTTGAAGGAAAAAGCGAAGGCAGAGCGGGCCAAGGATGTGTCTGCTATGCTTTCGCTCGATCCTCAGACGAAGGCTAAACCTGCACCTGAAACAATTGCTATCGCCAACTCGAAGAAGGTGTACGCAGTCTATGAAGACGCAAACGATGACGAGGCTGATATCGAATTCAATAAGGGTTGTACGCATACCTTCCATCTCTATCACGGTTATTTGCATGTTCTACCGCAATGCCTGATAGACGAGAACAAGGATATGAACAATCCTATCGGTAAGCGTCCCATTCACGCTATGCGTCAGAACCCGAATTCGAGAGTAGACAATATGATCTCGACTATCATAGGTCATAAGAGAAGGTATAGGTATGAAGTCTACGGCGACGCTCCTCAAGACGCCAAATTCGGGGTGATTCTCGATAAGGCGATTTACGACAAGCTTGGTGTGCCTTTCCCCGAAGCTGCATAGAAAGGGAAAAAATGAAAGCACGAATTTACGGCTTCGATGAAGTCGATAGGCCGGAAGAAGTTGCCGCAGTCCTTACGGGGTTGCGGCAGGAATTTGTAAACGAAGTAGAAGCATTAAGGACTGAATTGGCTGGTTGTGTTCGCCAGAAGCCGAAGAAGCCGAAGAAGCCGAAGAAGGGTTTTGCTATGAAGAAAGTATTGACATCAATCGTGATTGCGAGCTTACTTTTTGTCTCGGTAACTCATGGTCAGTTCATCAAGAGCGATATCAACTACGACATCGCATCGAATCCTGAATCTCTATCGCAATGGCTTCGGGATGTGGTTGCGTCCGGTACGTTCGAGTATACACCTATTGCCGCGCCTACGAATAACGACATTATCGAAGGTAAGGTGTACTATGACCTTACTGCCAAGACGCTTTTCGTCAGCAAGAACGGCACTACGTGGACCGAGATTGAAACTGGTTCTTCAGTCAGCCTGGATGCTGCCTACAACGTAGGTAGTACGATAGATGTCGACACTGCATCGGTTATATTCGATAACGACGTTGCTGATAATACGGTGCTTTTGGCGTTGACTCAGGACGACTCGACTAACGATCCCGACGCAATGACGATCACAATGGGCGCCGGACACACTGGAACCGGCCTTACGATAGACAGTCAACCAAGTGGTACTGATATCGCAGGCGATAATTGGAGTGTCAATCAGGCTGGATTGCTAACTTCAGTAGGTCTTACCAGTACAGGTGGCATTACGACTGGCATAGACGGAACCGGCGTGGACAATATCTTCTACGGAGAGACTGTCGGTTCCAATCTAACATGGGACCAGAATGGCGACACAAACGGATCACTGATTCTCACAGGTTCGAGCCAGACTATTACTGGTATCAATAACGGTGGTAATCTCCTGACTATTACAGGAATTGATACAGGCGGCAACTCAGATACGGTATTGGTTGCGCATCAAGGTTCCGGTGACGCCCTACAGATTACAACCGGCGAAGCCGACTCTGGTGGTATCAATGTCATTGCTGCTGCGTCCGGTACAGTACCGTTAATCATAGTCGACGGCTCTACGAACAACATTGACTTAGCTGACGACAAAGGACAGATACTCATTCAGGCCGACGATCCCTACATTCACACCGGGGCGACGGCACTGATGATCCTTGATAGCAGTACGCCTATTGCTTCAGGTGAAGGATTTTTAGCAAGGTTCGTCCATTCAGGTTCTGCCACCGCTACTGCAACAGCAGTTGAAATCGAGGTTCCCGCCACCCAACCTGCGCTCGCAGTGAATGGTATCACGGCGATCAATGGCCAAGATGCTGCTGGCGATACGCTCTTTCAGGTCGTGGGCGTGGGTGCTTCCGGTGACGCTGATGCTATGTCAATCTCTAACACTGGTGCAGGTGATTCCTTACAGATAAGCCCCGGCGAGACCGATACCGGCGGTCTGAATATAGTCGCTGTAGCCTCCGGGACTGTCCCGTTGGCGATTCTGGATGGCTCCACGAATAACATCGACCTTGCCAATGATAAAGGCCAACTACTGATCCAGGCTGATGATCCTTATATTCACACGGGAGCGTCCGCGATTGTTGTTCTCGATAGCAGCACACCGATAGCAAGCGGTGAAGGTTTCTTAGCGAGATTTATTCATTCCGGTTCGGCTACCGCGTCCGCAACTGCTGTCGAGATTGAGGTTCCCGCCACCCAACCTGCTTTGGCGGTGAATGGCCTTACGACCTTCACCCAGCAGGATAATTCCGGTGGTACTATGCTGTCAGTAGTCGGTGTAGCCGCAGGCGACGACCAGGATGCAGTGCTGATTTCTCTTACGGGCGCGGGCAATGCTTTACAGATCACTCCGGGCGAGACTGACACAGGCGGTATCAACATCACAGCCTTTGCCGCGTCTACTGTGTCTATGGTCACGCTCGACGGCGCATCGAATAACTGGGACGGTGCTGATAATATCGGCCAGTTGACTCTCACGCAAGACGATGCAGTGGTCAATACGGGTGCGACACAGTTGATGGTGCATAATACCGGAACCACCATAGCTGCTGCTGAAGGATTCTTGGCGAGATTCGTTCAAGATACCGGAGCGGCTGTAACCGACGCCTATGCAGTCGAGATCGAAGTCACTGCCACTACGCCGAACTTGAGGCTCAACGGCCAGATGACTATCGCAGGTCAGGGTGCAACTGACGGCGTATTGCTGGATATTACAAGCGCCGATACTGACGACGACACGGTCCAGTTAGTAGGAGTCGGAACGGCTGACGTTCTTCAAGTGACTCCTAACGCCACTACTGCAACTGGTATTCACATAGTCGGTGTTGCAAGTACGACGGCTTCACTCCAAAAGGTAATTGGCGATGCCGGTGCGGGCTGGGTCGGTGCTGCTTCTACTGGTATGGTCCACCTGACCAATGACGGGACCGCTGCCGCCACAACGGCGACAATGCTCAGAATAGCTTCATCTGGAACGAACATCAGCGGTCAGGAAGGTATTGCCCTCAACATGGTCGATACTTCGACTTCGGGCGGCGGCACTGAGTACGTCATGCACATTGATTCGACCAACAACGAAGCTATCCACGTAGATTCCGGGATTGTTGTGATTGACGAAACACTGTCGGCTGCACTAGGTCTTCAGTCCGGCGTGGGTGAGACCCTTACTACCGCCGGGGCAGAAGGTGCAGGCCAACAGGTTAATGATGGTATTAGATTCGGCAACGTCACTGGCACGACAGGGGTTACTGAGTTCATCACCTTGCCGGACAACCCACCAATGGGCACAAAGGTAACGATCTTTTGCAACGCAGGCGGCAACTTCGAGATCAGAACGCTTACCGCCGGTAACGATACTATCAACAACGTCGATACATCGGATGGCGGCACTGAATATCTCGCCACCGATACCGATGTGATTGTCTTTACCTATCATATTACAGACGGATGGATCGGTGTATCGTACACCAATCTCGGCGCTGTTAGGACGGCAGTAATACCTGATGCATAGAAAGGGATACCATGAACAGGAAGACCATTGTAGTAGCGATAGTCATAGTGTCGCTCATAGCGGTACTTGGCTATGTAGTAAACGAATACGTTCTGACGGATAGTAATCTCAGAGCGACGAAACAGAAAATCAAAACTTACAGGATTATCGCAGAGGAGCAAAGGTTGGTAAGGGAAATCTTGCAAGACAAGATAGTGATTGCAAAGATTCAAGCGGCCTTCGCACCCGTCGATCCGAATAGTCCGTAAAGATATGGTTTTCCTCTTTGGTGGATGGGAGTCTTCGGGCTTCCGTCCGCTTTAAGGAGTTTCATGGCGACTCAAGAATATGTCTGGACGATGACTGAAATCATCACTCGCTGGCGGGAAATCACCGGACTCAAAGAAACTACCGACATATCTGCTATTAACGTTGCCAAGCGGATAAACGATTATCTCGTTCAATATTTCCCGGAACAAGCTGGCGTAGACGACCTCCGAACGATTTACGCCGCCACAACATCAATGACTGATGATGGTACGGTAGCTCTCGCTCAGACGGATAGAAGGATAGTAGCGCCTGTAATGTTCGGTACGGTGGAGTTGGAATACTTTAGAGACTCGGAAAGGTTCTTTAGAATGTTTCCCGAAGACGAGCAGTACGTCTCTCCCCCGACTCTGACTATAGGTTCCGGTGACTCGAAGAAAGTCAAGAACATTGAATTTCACTACGACATCAACGGCACTACTTATACGAAGGCGTCTGCCGAAACGGCTCTCTCAGGCGATACCATACCACAGAATAAGTACGGCGCATTCGCTTTAACGATTGAAACCGACGGCACTATTACCGTGAGTGAGGCTGACAATAACTCGGCGGGATACCTAACCGCCGCCCTGGCTGTAGACGCTTTAAGAAGTGCGAGAAGCGATTCGGCTTTCATGGGATACGTCACAGTAATCGAAACCGCCGCCGCAGGGTTTATTCCCGGCACGACAGACTTAGCCACTGGTGGCACTGTTACCGCGACCTATACAGATGGTATGTGGGAGAAACGTCGACCTCCCGAAGCGTGCTTGATCTACCAGGAAAAACTATGGTTCAGACCGAAGCCGGATGACATTTACAGGATCACCGCCCCCAGGAATGTAAGGGGTACGGCCCTAGATTCAGATGATTCAAATGCCCTGCCCGATTTGAAGTGGGGACCGGCAATAGCATTGGGTGACGCTATTTTATATTTACGAGTAATTAGTAAGGACAGAACTGTATCGGAAGAATTAACCGATGCGTTTAGATTCCGAATTGATTCAATATCAAGCAAGGCCCGCAATAATGTAATGGGCGGTCAAGTTCAAAGGAGTTTCTAATGGGCGTAGATGATCAAACTATAACAATTACCACCGAGTTAGACCAGCGCATAGATCCCTTGTTGCCAGTCTGGGAACATCTTATCACGGCTAGTTATGACACTGACGATACTAGTGTTGCGACCCAGGCAATTAACATCAACGGGATTTTGCTCAAGGTTGTAATATCCGTCCCGGTGACTACCGCTACCGGAACAACGTCACAGGTCTTAATCAAAGATAACAATGACGTTAC